AACAGTTCGCTTCGGCCGATTGGAAGATTAATACCTCAGACGCTACTCAATATCAGATTGTCTTTTATGCTGCGGGAACCGTTACTGAAATAGCTCGCAAGGACCTCTTCGACTCGGATGGCAATTCTGTTATTGCTCTTACGACGCCGATAGCTTCAATGACAAAGGCATAAAGCTATGCTTGGAGAATACTTCGTCATGAAAGCAATTGTTCCTTCTGGAACTTGCGATTATCCTGCGGCAAAAGATGTCAAGAATGGTGTCTCCTTCAATTCAGGGACACAGACAGGAACCTTTGTAGGTAAGATTGGTGTTGTTGTAGACTCACCCGCCGTGACGGTTACAGTGGAGAATCTCTAATGAATAAGCAACAGGATTATGGTATTGTTTACATCGGTTTAGACTGGCCCTGGCACGGCTCTATTTCGGTCAAGGTTGAATCGGATGTAATACCCGCTGCGGCGAATACGTGGGGTTGGTCGCTTATCTTCTCGCAAGAAGAGGGTGGGAATGATCCTCTATTAACAATTGATGCTATCACGACGGTTTATGACACGGATGGTAACCTTGTAATGACCTTCTCGGCTACTGCTGAGGCTACTGTAGAACTTGTTTCAGGTAAGCTCTATGTTGATTTAACAGCGGATACAGGGTCTGCAATATTCGCTGTAGCTGAAGCCCGGGGATTCATTGTATCGAGATATGCCGCTGGCGCCGACGCATAACCCACGAAGATCAAAGAAAGTCGCAGGAATCGAATGACAATGGCTACAGACGCTAATCGGGCGCTCATCAAGGAGATTTCACGCGAAATAATCAAGGAAGTTATCCCGAATGTCATCGAAGCTCATGTTAACTCATGTGTAGTTGGTAAGGAATTCATTAAGTGGAAAAACCGCTTTACCGGAATTGTTATAGGGTTGATTCTTTGTTCTGGATTAACAGGTGGTACCTTTGTATTATTGATCAAAACAATTCTCGCGTAACCACAAGCTTAGAGAGGAACAGTTCGATGACTCAGATGACGTTAATGGATAGAGAGCTTATTCGAGAAATTGCCCGTGAGACGCTAGCAGAGGTTAGAGCTGAAACGATTGATCAGCGCGACGACTCTAATATGATCAGTACGTATATGAAACATTTTACGTGGAATCGATTTCTTCTTTCATTGGTCGTTATCACATCAATCGTGGGAATCATGATATTCTGTCAAACCACTTAGTTGAAAGATACCCTGGCTAGGGCTAGAAGGGGGGCTGCGAAAAGGCGCGTGACCCTCTCCCATGCGTCCAACGCGGTTCCCCTTCACTATTTTAGGAGAGAATGATGCGAACCTTGAACTCGAGAGTATTGTATGTAGCTATTCCTTTGGTTATGTTTGTCTTGGTATTAGGGTGTCGAGCTATGCCCGGGCGAAGCAATGAGGAAATTGTTTCAGATATTGCCGAGGTTCAAGCAACCTTATCCCAAGGAGACAAAAGCATTGAGAATGTTTTACAGTCGCTGAAAGCTGGAACACTCTCTGTAGCTGCTGCGAAGATTGAGATATCAGGGCTTCAGGACGCGAAATATAAGGCTCAATCCGAACTCAGTAGGCTCGAAAATGAACAACAAGGGAACACAGGAGGTGGAGGTATCTGGATCTCCCTGCTTTACTCTTTGGGTGGGGTTGCATTAGGCGGGGCTAGTCTCTATTTCCCATTTGCGCGTCCAGCTATGATGGTTATCAAGTCTTTGATTCGAGGAGTTGAAGCATCGAAAAGCGACAGGGTCAAAACCATTATTCAACAAAGAGCGATTGTTGATGGCGCTGAGAGAAAATTAAATTCTTTTGTGAAAAAGTTCATCTCCGAATAAACGCCGTCTAAGCCACGCAAACGTGAAGAGGTCCAATCTAACCTGGACCTCTTCTTGCGTGTCGTCTACCCCCCGGGATTACATACCTCATAAAGTCTAAAGCCACAGAGCTCCAGTGTACATCTATTCAGGTTTACTGAGCGTGTCCACCCCCATAAAGAATATCTAAATATTTCTCCTTTTTCCAGTTGACAGATATATATATTTAGGTTATAATATAACTATAGATGGGATCAAGGTAGTAACGCGTTACTGAAATGAAAAGGGAGATGAAGATGCAAATACTGGAACAAGCGCAAGACCTGGATGTAAGAAACGCTCGCATGAAGTTGGCTACACTCAGAAGTCTTGAAAATCATGTGGATAGAGAGTGGAACAGAGGCGAGATTAGCCTTGATATTCTTGTTGAAGAATCGGGGTTGGATATTCAAAGCGTCAACAAGGCTCTTGGAATGTTGGAGTTGGGTGAACTTTATTCAGGAGGACACAAGTGCATGAGGATGAGTGATACGTTCTTTTATGCGATTTCTGACGCTAGAACAAAAGGGTTTGTTTACAAAAAGCTGAATGCTACCGTCACGATTGATTGGACTATTCCCGTTGTTGAACTCGACGTCTAGGAGAGAGATTTATGTCTAATTACGCTACTGAATTGGCTTTTAAGGTCAAAGGTTGTACGCCCAACGAGTCTAAAGTTCTTACCTCACTCGCTGAACATGCTGAAGAGGGTGTGAATGTATGCTTAGTTAGTCTCGCTATAATCGACTTAGACACCAGCCTGGGCCTCGAAGAGATCAAAGAGGCCATCGAAGGATTGAGTAACGCTCGAGTTGTCACACGCATTCATATGGACAGGGTTTGGAAAGACCTTTATTTGCTCAATTTGACAAATGACCCGTTGGATCCGGTTTTCTTGGTCTCTAAATGGGGAGCCTTCCTTCGAGGTTTTGGCTCAGAAGGCGCCGAACTCGAACTCGAAGCGATGAAGATGATTATGAGACTCAGAGATCTGGAATCTAACGCTAAGATCGTTCTCAGCTCGCTGTGTGGAAACTCTGATGAGAATGGCGCAGCGATCGTCGATGTGACCAAGAATGCTGTGGAGCTGGATCTACACCCTAATACGATTAAGAAGCATCTGGTTGTGCTTGAGGACCTCATGTATATCGTTAGGAGTATGGATCCGGATCATCCGGAGCTTTTCTTCATCAACATCGAGAAGATCATGATGGATAGCGCAGCAGCCAGCAACTCAGAAGAGTAGGAAAGACCGGGGCCTGTTAAGTCTAGTATGCTCTAGGGCTTGACAGGCCCTTTATTACCAGTTGACAAATAGCTTATATTAAGGTATAGTACAGACATTGGTCAGGAACACACAGGTGAAGATTAACTAAGGAGAGGTTTCAATGTCGATCAAAGCGCTTACATCGATTCAGGGGCTCGAAGGACTCAATGCTTACGAGAGGTCTATTTTGTCTGTTCTTGCCCACCACGCTGACAAGAATAACGTTACTAAAATCTATAATCGTGAGCTAATGAAACAGGCTGGATGCTCTGGATCACATTCCCAAAAGGTTATTAGAAGTCTCAAACGACAAAAGATAATCAGCTATACTCCGGTTGTTGGGCGTGGCGCAATTAACGCATATCACTTGAATTTTGTCAACGAGTAGGAGAGATTTAGATGCACTATCTTTCGATGTTAGCGACGGAAAAGGTATCTGGGCTTACCGCAAACCAAATACTTGTATTAGTGGATTTAGCACGCGGAGCTGATCAAGAAACAGGCGCTAACAGGTTAAGTAAGAATGAGATGCATAGACGTATAATGTTAGCCCCAAAAACCATCTTTTTATGTATTAAGGCTCTTGTCGAGAAGGGGCTTGTCTTAAAAGTGGCAAGAGTAGACCAGAAAACAAAAATGGACCTCAGTAACGAGTATTATTTGATTTGTTGCGCCTCAATCGCTAAAAAGTGTGTCGATCGAGGATTGATGGAAAGTCCTAAAAAAGAAGAAAATACCTATTTATCGGTAAGTCATGAGAACAACCCCCCCATGTCACCACAACCTACCCCCCCTATGTCACCACAACCTACCAGTATAAAAGAACACCCTAAAGACTTACAGCAACTACAACACCAAATAGAAGAATATAACGCGGCTCCAAAAAAGCTCGCCGCGTCGAGGGTATCTTCTTCTTCTCGACGATCCAAAGGGGAAGGTTTTTACAGCCTATTCTCGAAAGGAACATCAACAAGCGAAAAACTCAATAAGATCGTTAATAATAACTTTTTCAAATTCCACATAGATAAGATATTGGAAGACACAATACCTGCGAGACCCGATCGAGATATATCCCTGGATATTACGTCGGAGATACCTAATTCAGAGGACCAATCCAAGGCCATCGAGATAGCCTCTAAATATTCAGATACAGAGCCAATCTTTGTATCGAGAGTGAAGCTCATCAAAGCCGCTGATAGTCTTATTTATTTCTTGAGCCCAGATGAACTCGCTAATGTTCTCGATAATGGACTTGATACTCTAAAGCTTATTCTCGAATCAAAAGAGATCGTTACTAAGATTAACACAAGACTCTTAAAGCGGCTGCGTGTTTCTCCGTCCACCCATGCTATCTTCGATCTTGATGAAGCTCCAAGGGTTTTTACAGTCTATGGTGTATTTGAGCTTCTTAAGCTCGGGGTAGAGAGATGGGCAGCGGCTTGTCTTCAGGTGGTTAAGATTCCTGATAATCCTGTTCGTAATTTTGATACGCTCTGTACCGACGAGAAAAATCCCCCTTTCATCGAGTTTGTGAAGATGTGGAACTACTTTGTGAAGTTGGCTGGACTAGCTTGTGACGAGGTTTCGGAGATATTTAAACCGAATTCAACATGCGAGCGTCACTTTCACATTCGTTGGAGGGACAGCCTGTGGCGTGAGAATCTCTTGTACACCTTAAGTAAGATGTTCACAAACCCGTACTTCCGAGGTGAGTCTCAGGGCGCTGATTCTCCCATATCAATCGATAGGTTCCTGACCAACAGCAAAATCGTTGCTACCTATGCCGACAAAGGTGGAGAGGCTTACGTCTTCGAGGACAGCAAGATGAAAGCCCCCGTTTCAGTAACGCGTTACTAAAATGGTTATCCTAATTATTTTCTTAGATTCTTCGCTTGACTTTTATACGTATTTAGATTATGATATAACTATAAGCCTCAACTGAGAGCAGCATAATCTTGTAACAGAGAAAAAAGGAGAAGCGCATGATTAACCCTGACACATTAAAAACAAAGCTGGCGCGTACTGAACGACGTTGCGCTCGTTGTGGAAAGACTCTTCCTTCCTCTGAGTTCTATAACCCCTTCACAGCTTATTGTAAGCCCTGTTCCTGTTCCTATCAGCGAGAGTATTGCCAACGCCGTAACGAGCTGGTCAAGCAGATCGAAGCTAAAAAGCAAACTCTCTAAGGAGCGTGAGATGTATTTTCCAAGAATCGCTGGGCCTATTGATCTATTCTCAATCAATCAAAGCTCAATACGATACACAGATATTGATCGGGCGTTTATTCAGTCCCGTGACTTTGAGACACCCGAGATACGTCTCGTCATTGCAGCTATCTTCGAGAATTCAACTCGATACGGTTCACACCTATTGCGTCTCAAAGATATCGCCAAGCTAACACAGCTCCCCTATGGTGTTGCCTCAAGCGCATTCTACAAAGCTATTCGAGAAGAGTATCTTATCAGAATTCAACAATCAGCTCCGGATGGAACCGCCGCTCCTAATTTCTTAATGATTCCTATGGAGGTTTCCATATTCTACTTGAGCCTGATGCGCTGTTGCACAAGCTGCGGTAGGTTACTCGAGGAACAGTATTATCGTTCGAGTGATTCAAAGGTTTGTCTTCCTTGCGAGCGTCAGCAAGGGACATGTTCGCCCAGGGAAGCTTTTTATGTTTTAAATGAGCTGGAGACGTGGCACAAACATTTAATTCACGATAGTTGGTTTGATACAAAGCGCAAGAGTTGGTTTGATTTAGAGGGCGCGTAATGCACGAAGGAAAGTTTGACCCACTGATAAGCTGGATGGAACACAACGGCTTTAACTTAATATCCATCGCCGTTATTGAACATCCTTGCGCCAGCCTTATTGTTTTGATTCATACCAACGAATGTACTGTTGAGGAAATCTTTCCATCACGGAGCGGGCTTAACTTCGATCTATTTCCTGAGATTTGTAATATCTTGATCCAAAAATTCGATGTTTACAAGGAAAACCGATGAGTAAAATGGAACTCAAGATCGCTAACCTGACACTCAGAGCTCTAAAAGAAAAGCTGGACAATGCAACCGCAATCATAAATACAGCTGCGGAGATTACTGTAAGAGTTCAGAAAACACTTAATAAGATCAAACTTGAACTCGAACAAGACGCTGATGAAACCGGTGTTGATGATCCCGATGGCGCATGGGACAACAAGTATACGGATAATGACGCTAAAACACCTGAAGATCAAACAGTACCGGGTCGCCACGACACGTAAACGCTTTGGGGGTAGGAATTGTCCACCTTTGATACTGGATCGCTTAGAACGCATTACAGGAGAGGATAAAACAATGAAACGATGCCCACGATGTGGAATTACAAAGCATCTTGATGAGTTTGGAGTCCATAAATCTGGAAGACAGGGATATTGTAAGATCTGTGCGATTGAATACAATCTCCTTTATCGCAAAGCTCACCCTAAGTACCATGCCGCTACTATGAGAGATAGATATCGGGACGACCCTGAGGCTAGACGTAGATCTCTTGCGAGGAATAAAGCAACCTATGCCAGAAAACAAGGAAATATCAAATTGGGCGCCTCTTGTGAGATTTGTGGTTCGACCGATGAGATTCAATTCCATCATCCCAATTATGATAAGCCTCTTGAAGTTATGAATCTCTGTTACAAGTGTCACAGAAAGCTTCATGCAGGTATGCGTCGAGCGGAGAGAGAAGTAGCGTGATTATTAATAGAGAGTCCTCTTACAACCAAAGCAATCGACGGATTCAAAACCCCAGGAGATGTAAGAGGGCGCTTTTTTTATTTTATAGGTAGAAAGGTCATATCATGTTCATTTCAGTAACGCTATTCAGTGGTGCGATTATTACACTCTTGCTCCTTGCGCTGATCAGGCGTAAACTAAGTATGAAGTTACATAAGTTTTTCAGCTGGTCCAAGATATTTTCTGGTTCACTCATTAGGAGATTGGGTTATGTCATTCAGCGAGAAGAATAAGAAGCGTATTCATCAACTTATTCGAAAGCCACATGGCCTGGGTTATCAGCGAATTGACCCGATCTCAAAGAAGTTTCTTTCAGATATTCGTTCTAAGGCCACCGATCGTAAGATTCGTATCGCAGCTATCTTTCGAGCGAGTGGACAGTCCTGGAACCTTATTGGTAAGACACTCGGGTATTCTTCTGGAGAATCAGCCCGCGTAACAATCCTTATGCACTACCGTCAGAAGTATCTTACGTATCTGAAAGAAGAGTCTGAACGTCTTGACCGTGACCTGCCTATTCTTGCGAAGTCTACTCTTGAGTCAATGATGACCGCGCAAAGAGATGATACATTAAAGCATACAGATACTGAGGGTGTTATCTCCTATGAAAAGAAGACCATTACCAATAAGGAGGAGAGTCGTATCAAGTCAGCGGCTATAGCTCTCCGTCATTCAGATAACGCTAAGGAAAAGCTTCTTCGCATCGAACAAAGGATTGAGGCTACCCAAAAGGTTGAAGTTAAGTTAGATGTGGGCGCTGCGATCAAGAAGACACTAGATACGCTTCTATTGGATGGAGCCTTAGACGCAATCCTTGAGAATGACGCGGCTGAAGATGACGCTGACGAAGCTACTGAGATTGATAATGATGAAGAAGGCGTTACTAACGAGTAGCATAAGAGGTAGAAAGCGGAGTTGATTTGGTCATGGCGAAGACACAATCCAAGATGGACTGTCTTAAGCATCTTACTGAGACGATTGTAAAAACAATCTATCTCAACCCGTACGTTAAGATGGAGCCAACCTCTAAGCAACTTCGCTTTCTATCTCTTTCTTGTCTAGAAGCTATGTTTGGTGGTTCAGCGGGAGCCGGTAAGAGTATTTCATTACTTGCCGGCGCATTACAGTATGTTAATGAACCCGGCTACAACGCCTTAATCATCAGACGTACTTATGGAGAGTTATCTCTACCAGGAGCCCTAATAGACGTAGGCCATCAGTGGCTCGATAATACAAAAGCTCAGTGGAGTGAGATAAAGAAGGTCTGGACATTCCCATCAGGAGCTACCCTAACCTTTGGATATTTATCAACATGGGCTGACCGTATGAGATATCAAGGATCTCAATACTCATTCATTGGCTTTGATGAGCTTACCCAATTTCCAACAGACCTACTGTATCTTTACATGTTCAGTCGCCTACGACGCGTTAACCACAGTAACATTCCATTGAGAGTTCGTTCAGCGACTAACCCAGGGGGCCCTGGACATTCGTGGGTGAAGAAACGTTTTGTGAGGGGAGATATGCCCTTCATTCCCGCAACGATTCGAGACAACCCTTATCTGGATATTAAGCAGTATCGTAAATCTCTCGAGAAACTCCCACTTGTTGAACGCGAACAATTACTTAACGGTGACTGGGATATTCTAGAGAGCGCTGTAGTGAAGCCTGAGTGGTTCCAGATTATATCTAAGGATTCAGTACCTGATGATGATGAGGATGCCTTTACCATCTTTGCTTTAGATATGGCTGCTACTCCTGTATCATCTGCTAATCCAGATCCGGACTTCTCAGCTCTGATTCAGTGTTACGTTTGTGGCAATTCGTGTTACCTTTTGGGTGTATGGACATGGAGGGAGACTCCTCATATCATTAAACGGAATGTTAGAAACGTACTGTCACAACACAAGAATGCTGTCCTTATTGTCGAGCAAGAGCCTGGGGCTTCCGGTAAAATGGTTATCGAGGATATGCAGCGTGATTTTAGTAACGTTACTGTGTTATCTTCTCCATGTACAGGATCTAAAAGATCTCGTTGGATACCTCTTGTAGCTGCCGCTGAGGCCGGCAACATTAAGCTCGTTGAAGGTAAGTGGAATAACACATTCATTGAACATATCGTTCAAGTCGAGGATCATGACGATGTTATGGATGCTGTCGCAATAGCTTACAACAATAGAGATCGTTTGCGTCCAGTTTCAATTTTTTAATAAAGTTAAGACTTAACAACTTGACACAGTGCGTGTTTCAGTTTATACCTATATTAAGAAGCAAAGAATCTACACTTGGAGGCAAGAGCACGATTATGTCTACAGAAACAGTTGCGCCGAAGAAACCAACGCGTGATGTAAGAAGTAAAGAGATGGACCTGGTTCACGCAAAGTTATCCGTCTCCGGCGAGGGACAACTAGAAGGTTATGCTTCCGTATTCAATGTTGTTGACTCTTATGGCGATTCAGTTGTACCTGGGGCGTATAAGAAAACCATCAAAGAGCGTGTCTCTTCAGGTAAAGTAGCTCTTATGTCTCGTCATGCCGCATATGGTGGCGATGTATCCGATATCGTTGGCACAATTACCGAGGCTGTTGAAGATGACTATGGCCTCAAGATCTCCGCTACCTTTTCGGGAGTTACTCATGCACAAGAAGTTCGCCAACTCGTCAATGAGGGACATCTTTCGGGGCTGTCAATTGGTTATGCGGTCATTCAGGAATCTAATAGACCCGAAGATGGTGTCAACCTTTTGGAAGAGATCGCACTCTACGAAATTACACTCACACCTTTTCCAGCAAATGATGATTCAAGAGTTCTGTCCAGTAAATCAGATAAGAGTCTTTCAGGCGAAACACTGTCAGCCGAGGAAATGGCCGAGCGCACTTCGATCAAAGCCGCGCTCACCGAGACCCTCACTGATGTACGAAGACGCCTGCGTGTAGCTAGGATGCACTCAGCGTTCATTAATAACTAAGGAGAATTGATATGCCTACGAACAAAGAGAAAGCCGAGGCTCTTCTCGGTAAGATGGATGCAATCGAGGCCAAGCTGGTCAAGGCTGATACTGATCCTGAACTCGCCAAGAAGATTGACGAGCTGAAGGCTGAATTCACCGGGCTTGAAACGGAATATGCCAAGCTCATCGAAGAGGCAAAGGCCACCCAGGCTCGTACTGATCGTCGGGAATCCCTCAAGCTCATTACGGATGCTCCGGCTGACGTCGTGATTGATGATGAACCGAAAAGCACGGACGTTGCTGTAACTCGCACCTCCAAGCGATCGGATTACTCGGCGCTTTCCAAAGGTCTCATGGATGGCCTTAAGGGCGCGGCTATTTCCGATTCTATGCGGGATGCCTTGAAGCCCAAGTCTCAGGGTTGGAAAGACGGAGCCCAGGGTTTCCGTGTTCCTGATTTTATGGCGAAGCGTATTCTTGGCCCGATGTTGGGTAAGGCTGTTCAGAGTGACGACGCTGACAATGGCGCCAACCTTTGGGAGCCCGTTCGTGTGCCCAAGATTTATGGCCCCACCGAGTTTGAGACCGGTATTATCGACCTCGTTACTCTTTTCCCGACCAACTCCGGTCAGGTTAAGGTGCCTATCGTAGCCGGAACTGCCGGCCGTCGCGCTGGTGTCTCTGTTTCGTGGCTTGATGAAGGTGATGACAAACCCGAAACCGAACCCGTGCTCACGACCAAGACGATTGACTTGGATGAGCTCGCCGCCATGACCGTTATCTCTGATACCATGTTGGCCCGAGATACCACCAATCTGCTTCCTTGGCTTTCTGACAAGCTCAACGGCGCCGTTACGGATACCATCGAAACCGCTATCGAATCCGGATCTGGAACTGGACAGCCCGAAGGTGTTGTTACGGGTGTCGCCGCCGCAAACATCATCGCTCGTGAAACTGCTGGCGCGGTATCTTACACAGATATCGTTAGCGTTATGCGTCAGCCCAATGCTGGAGCCCGCAGAGTTGGCGCGTGGTTCCTTGATTCTGAAGTTGTGACGGCCCTCATGCAGCTTCCTGTCAGCGCAACTGATGATCGTAGGCTCTTTATGGCTTCAATGGCCACGGGGCCATATGATCGTCTTATTGGCAAGACTTACGTCGAAGGTGACGGCGTGGGCCTTGGTGTTTCTGGTGATGTGATTTTTGGCGACTGGAAGAATTATTTCCTTGCCATTACCGGTGAAGTTGTTATCTCGATGTCCTCGCACAGGTATTTCGAGAAGAACATGACCGCTGTCAAGGTATTCGTCCTGGTCGGCGGAGCTGTTGTTTCCCCGACCGACTTCGCTATTCTTGGCGCCGCTTCCGCAAGCTAGGCGATTTCTACCGTTTCAGTAACGCGTTACTGAAATGATCTCAACTAACAGTCAAGGGAGGCTGAGGTGTAAGGAGCCTCGCCTCCCTGATTGTTTTTAACCCAACACACGCTTAATATTCAAGGAGAGGGATACGCAGCCATGAGAACTGATAAGTACCGGATTTTGCAGAAGCTTCCACTGTTCGAAGATATCGTTGGATACGCCGGCGCGTCCATAGGAGATATTGTTACGCTTCCAAACAGAGGAAAAGTTAGACAGCTACTCTCTCGTGAAGCTATCGAGATGATCCCTAACACCTCTGGATCTATATGTGTTCGTCCTCGTAGCCCAAACGTTGTGTATGTTAAACCACAACCTGAAATGCACACGTTCTCAAAGATGGATGCTTTAGAGAAATCAAATCCACAACTCATAGGATTTAATCAGGAACGCGATGCGCTTGGTGGTCATCTTATCGAGAGGGACCCACCCAAGATTGCTTTGATTACATGGATGCGTAATTTCTATTCCGGGGGTCGAATCTACTTTTATCATATTCTCTGGTCTCTTCGCCGTCTTGGGGCTATCGTTTATCTCTGTGTGGATCAAAAACCTGTTTGGGAGAAGGATTTCCCGGGCTTTGAACCTATTTATGTCAACAGTATCAAGAAACTCCCTAAAGACATCGACATTGTTATAGGTGGATCTACCAACTCAACGATGGTTGAACAAGCCCAGGCTTTTGCCAAGAAGGTTAATGCTCGTTATATCTCTTTCTCCTTCGAGGTATCCGATTTCATTGCACAGACAGATCCTGAACTTTCCAAGGCGCATCGTGATCAGGATGATTTTGGTAAGACGCTTCAACCGAATCTCATGGTAACTCTGGAGGATAAGGTAGGGGCGTCATTCGCTAAGAAAGCTTTTCCAAACATTAATAAGTGGGCTGCGCTACATCCGGCTGTCAATTCAATGGCGGTTGATAGGGCGTTACTTTCAACAAACCCACATCCTGAATATCCATACCTTGTTGCCTCTGCCCGCAAAACCAAGTCAAAGAACCTGGGGCTCTGCGAACGTCTGGTTCGTGAATGCGCCGAGAAGTATCATCGTAATCTTGACCTGGTTGTATTCTCTTCTCACAGCGGTAAAGAGGTTATCTCAGGTAAGAACAAAATCATCTATATGACTGGCGCCGATGAAGTATCCAAGCTTGTTTATATGCGCCACGCGGCGGCTGTGCTTTATCCTACGACCTTCGAAGGCTACGGCATGGTACCTTCTGAGGCTCTTTCATTGGGGACGCCAGTCGTGGCTTATGACATCCCTGTTCTCGTCTCTAATTATGGCAAGGACATTAACTTTGTTCCTATTCGGGATGAGAAAGCATTCATAAGCAAAACGATGGAGATTGTAAATAAGACAATTGAGGTTCCTCGAGAAACACAAAAGAGAGTTCGTGAAAAGTATTCGTTATACAACATGCCTGCGCGTATTGAGAACCTTCCCTATCTAGCCATTAACAAGAAACGCGTTAGCGCCCACATGATCGCATATTCCGCTTCAGGTCTACCGCGTTACGCTATCGAATCAGTCTATCCTTACGTCGATGAGATTCTTATCGCTTACGGTCCTGTAGGTGACGCTATTAAGGCTGGTTGGAAGGAAGATGGAACTCTTGAAGATCTTAGGAGCTTACCTGATCCGGACAACAAGATTAAAATCTATGAGAAGTCTCTTTGGGGCGACAAGAGACAAATGCGTCAATATCTTGTTGATCGCATGGATGGTAACTTTCAGCTGATTCTTGATGGTGATGAGATCTGGACAGGTATCAAGCATGTTATTGATAGCCCTAACAACACATCGAGAATTCGTATCGTAGGCTTCTGGCATGATGATAAACATTGGGCGTATGGACAGCCTGGGGATACGCGTTGGGGCGAAAAACTTCCTAAGTATCCGATAGGCTCTATCTTCACTCATTATCGCGCATCCAACTGGAGATATAGCTATCGATTCAAGAGTCATCCAACGCCGGTTCCTCCTGAAAATGTTCAGAACCCTTCAATTACACTTCTTAAAAGAGCCAAACCGTGTTACGATACATGTGTGTGGCATCTCGGACATTGTTTACCAAAAGAGATTATGCTTGCTAAGTTTGAATTCTACAATCGAAGGGATGGAAGAGATCAGAAACGCTTAGATCGTATGAAAGCGTGGCTCGATTGGAATGGTCAACTTGGCGACTATTATGACTGTATTGTTGAAGAGGTAAAGGTCCCTTTGCCAGGTGTTGTCCGACGAGCTTTTGATGGTATGAACTCGTGGAAAACTAAGGCGAACGAGTGAGAGGCCGTGGAGATTAACAATCATGAACCCGCTGAAATGGCTTGGATTCGGACGTAGTAAAAATATAGACACCACGAGCCTAGACAGTAAAGCTTCTAACTGGAGCGATGTCTTAGCTGACGTATGTCTAGCTGGAAATGAAATCCCTAAGCCTAAGTGGGGGAATACTGCGAAGTTGTCTCTCATGACGGTCAACCCAACAATCTCTGCGTGTCTACGCGAGATATCAACGTCACTTGTTGAACCTAGCCTTCAAGTAGGTACAGAACGTGATGGTGAGTTTACGCCTGATCCGTCTAACCCGCTTCAAGCTGTGTTGGATAGGCCTCATCGCCTTCTATCGATGAAGACGTGGCTCAAGCTCGTTGTTGAGCGTTATTATCTCACAGGGGCTGGCTACGCTATTCGATATGATGATGATTCCTTTCTGCCCGTCCCTACGGACAAGGTTGAAAGAATTGCGGTAGGATCAGACCTTTTGAGTGGTTATCGTATTCTTCCTAAACGAACACCAGTGCTTCCAGAGGATATGTTTGTACTTCAGGAGCTTGACCCTAGATATTACTACAAGCCAATGTCTCCTGTTGATTGTGTTGTCGCCGATGTTATGCTTGACGCTGAAATTCAAACGCTTCTTTTGGAAGTGACACGTAATCTCGATATCCCTGGTACGGTCATTGCCTTGAATAAGCCAACCTCTTCAAAGAAAAACCAAAGGGTACGCACAAAGATCTCAGATGGTTATGGTAAAGGTAATCGCGGACGGACGCTTGTTCTAGGTGATTCAGGCGCAGATGTAAAGATTAAAACTCAGAACCCGTTGAAAGACTTCGCAATGACGGAAGCTCTCGATATGATTGAGGCTAGAATTACCTCAGCTCTTGGTGTCCCTGGAGTTCTCATCGGGGGTCATTATGGAAATAAGATGAGCACTTACAGCAATTATGCTGAGGCCCGCGCAAGTTTCTACATGGAAACAATGCTACCGCTGTGGCGTAAGGTTGAGAGCGAGCTGACGGACTTCATGGCTACGGATAATTATGTTATCCGGTTTAATTTGGATGATGTGGAAGCTCTTCAACCTGATATAGAGGGAGGCGTAGTATAATGAAGATTGAACAACTATTATCATTCCTTGGTGGTGGAGTTGATTCTGAAACCGCCCGTAAGCTTTACGAATCAGCCAAGATTCATATACTCGACCTGGCTGGTGTATCTGTTGGTTCTACAGAGATTACGGTGATGGCTCAATCCTTTGGGTACGCTCATTTCCTTAATCTACCTACGGGACCCATCAAAACAATCACATCAATCACTCGTTTAGGAACAACGACCGCTGTTTCTTCATCGGCTTACATTATTCCTCCGATGTCTTACGCTGTTTTCAGGCCGAGCGGGAGCTGGACGCCGGGTATCTATACCGTTATTTACACACCTTTCTATTCTGAGATTCCTGAAGACCTCGATCATGCAACTGCAATGCTTGTTTCAAGACTCTATGACGCGAGAGGCGCTAATAACATTTCGGCCGGCGGTGTCTCTCAAACGTGGCCTGAGTTTTATGCCTCAGATATCATGAGCCTTGTTAATCAATACAATACAGGAACGGTATAACATGTTTTCCCAAATTGAAATCTTGAGACTTGTAAAGAGCCCGGATGGTGAAGGTGATATTACCAGAGAGTATGCACACTTATCTTTTGCACAAGGCGCACTATCAATTCACCAAAACGTTATTCAAATATCCTTTAGATCAAGCATAGCGTGTATTAGAGGCGATGTTGTTGTTATGCCTGATGATGAACGGTATATTATTATTGAAAGACTCTCAAGCCCCAGAGCTAGATACACTATTTGGTCAGCTGAAAGGGGTATGGATTAATGGGTAAGAATGTAGTTGTGACATTTAATAACTCTGCGTTAGCTGGCTTAGTTGAAAACGTAAGTAAAATCACGATGAAGAAGCTTAAAGATGAAACAGTTAGAGTAGCCAAAGTTCTTTGTCCAGTAGATACAGGCTATTTAAGAGAATCTATTGAAGCTACGGTAGATGGTGTTGAAGCTACAGCTGATTACGCACTATTTGTTGAACTTGGTACTCGAAAGATGCCGCCACAACCATTCCTAACACCTGCTGTTGATATTGCGATAGATAGGATAAACAATGGCTAGTCCAATGACGTGTATAATTGAAACTTTATCAGCGAGCGCCTTAATCACAGACCAATTAGGTGTCTATGATTTCGGTAATGGTAATGCTCCAGCTATCTTTGGTCGAGAAACACTACCAGTTGATGAAGACATACCTAAAATCTTCCCAGCTATACTGATTGGGTACATTTCAAGCTCTGATAACTCGACTAGAGGCAACCTTGGAATCGAACAGCAGCTTAGAGTACGTGTGATTGGCTCTAAACATGCGTCAATGAAGAGTATTAGAGACTTAACATATCGTATAGCCTATGTACTCAAGGACGCTGGTATCTTGGTATCAGGTATCTTGACAACTATGGACCCTGATAGCTATCCGATGAGCGCTCAAGTTGCCTTGATTCATTGGGCAGAATAAGTGGAGGGATTATGCGATAGACAATAGCTGTTGTAAAACGTAGTTCATTTAACGTATAATCGAAGTAGTAAATTACTTTTCTTGAGAAAGGAAATCATTATGGCTTGCACAACTAACTATAAGTTAGGCATGAACGCAAAGTTGTATTATGGTGATTGTGAAGATGTACTTGCTGATCTTCTAGAAGCCGCCAATGTTAAGGAAGTATCCCTTAGCCTCTCAGCTAATGAAGTTGATATCACAACTCGTGATAATGACGGTTGGGTAGCTACAGCAAAGAGTACCCGTGTTCTTGAGCTTACGTTTAAGGTTCAGCTCAACGCTGGAGCCAATGTTGTTGCTGATGCTATGCGTGACAACTTCCTTGGTGATGATCTTATGGAGTTCTGCGCCCTAACAGGCGATAAGGACACAAGCGACTCTGAAGGTCCGAAGTTTACAGGTTCCGTATTCTCACTAACCCGTAACGAAGGAAGCGAAGAGGCTATCACTTACGATATCACCGTAAAACCGTCTGGTACAGTTACGTGGGTTGAAGTTGTAGCCAGCTAGATGATTCACTGCCATGGCAGATTCTTGGCTCTACTCGCCATGGAGAGTAGGGCTTTATTTCAGTGACACATTACTGAATTGTACCGTACAAAAGGAGAGAGAATTATGGCTAGTTTCAAAGATGGAAACAACAACGAGTGGATTATAGCCCTTAATATTGGATCCATTAAGCGAGTCAAGACTAATATTGATATTGATCTACTCTACACAGATGATGCTCAGGAAACCCCACTTTTGCTTTCACTTCAGGATGATCCATGTGAATTAGCTGATATACTGTATCACTTGATTAAACCACAAGCAGATAAGAAAGACGTATCCTATGAAGCTTTCTTGGATGCTGTAGACGGCGACACAATCGCTGGAGGGTACAACGCCCTAACGGATGAACTAGTAAATTTTTTCCAGAAGAAGGGGGACATAGCGAAGGCGAAGTCGCTCAAGAAGGTGCAGTTCATGGTAAAGACGACTCTCATAGCTCTGGACAAAGAAGTGGAAAAGATAAGCGACGAAGACGTAGCAAAACAGGTAGAGGACTCTATTGGGACTTTGTTTACACAGCAGCCGGAATCATCGGAATAAACCCAGACCAATTTACCTTTGCAGAGCTATATTATATGTGGGAAGCAAAGATGAGTACCACTATGCAGCGACACTCGGAGCTTGTTGCGCTTATAATCAATGTCAATGCCACAGAAGAATCAAGTCTTGTCACTGCACAACAGTTTAATCCGTTTTATAACGAAGATAAAGATGAAGTTGAACAAGACAAAGACTCAACAGCCGATAAGTTTATTCTACACGGCTTTCGTAATCAATCAGGTTTTAAACGCGAAGTTATAAAGGTATCTAAAGATGGCTAACACAGCTGAAGTTGCCAGAGCTAGAGTTGCTGTAGTATTAGACAAGAGCAACTTTTCTAAAGCATCAGCATCAATACATAAAGATGTTGGTAAGCTTAAGAAGAGTTTTGTGTCTTTAGGCTCTATTATCAAGGTAGCGTTTAGTGCTTTCCTGATCAAACAGGTCAAGAACTTTGCATCCTCTCTTGATGATCTTGGTAAATCTTCAAAAGCCTTAAATCTGACAGCTACTAGACTTGATGCTTTAAGGCAAACAGCTGGCTTATTTGCTATATCTACAGCAGGTCTAACCAAAGCATTATTCAAGCTACAAACAATGTTCTCGTCTTCCTCCACTGGTATAGCACAGAACCAGAAGGCTTTTGATGCGCTTAATTTATCTTATGATGCTCTTATTGGTAAAAGTGTAGATGAAAAGCTTCTAACTATATCTGACGCGTGGGTTAACCTATCAGATGGCACAGAAGAGGCTGGAGTAGCCTCTGCGCTGTTTGGTGAGCGTATAGGCTTAACATTACTACCTATGCTGCGTGAAGGCGGAGCGGGGCTTAGAAAGTATCTTAAGGAGATAGAAGCAACCTCAGCGTTCCGTGGTGGCACAGAGTCTATCGAAACAATGAACGACTCTATAGCGTTGTTATTTTCAACATTGAATCGTAGCCTGAAAGAATTATTGGCTTCTGTAGCTCCACTGATTACAAGACTATCCGATATTGGTAGAACTATTATTGCTGTGCCCTTTGTGGATAAATTCTTGAAGTGGGGAACTGCGCTTTTAGTTTTTACAGGTGTCTCATATGGCGCAGTAAAAGCAGCTGGTATGTTTAAAATTGCTTGGGCAGCGGCATTTAAGATAGACAGCACGTCGAAGCTAACTGCACCATTCAGGTTAATGGCTGGCGCAATAACAGGAGCGCGTGCTTCATTAAAGAAGCTATTCACCGATATGAGCAGGTTTGCAAAAAATATGAAAGCTACTGACTACAAAGGTAAGCGCCAAGACTCTCTGAAATATAGAGCATTGGATAATCTTGAAGACGTAAATGGGGCTATCATACAACAAGTTCCCTTTGTGGATCAGCAAAAAGAACGTTTTGGACCTAACAGCAAGCAAGCCCGTATGGCTATTTTTCGCTTGAATGAAATGAGAGCTGCTGAGTCTAAATATTTAAATCAAATAGAAACATCCTATAAAAAAATATGTCTTTTAAATGCAAAACGTGCAAGCCTAATTGCAGGGTCTAAGGCTACGATGTTATCGTTTTTTGGTGCCATAGACAACAAGCTCAATGTGCTAACACTCGATATGTTTAAGGCTTTCAATGTTAAGAAAATAGTAGCAAACTTTGGCGCAGGACTTAATAGTATCAAAAAAGAGCTCGCAAGCTTATTAGACATAAGAGTTGACTTTAAGAGCCTCAAGTTTGGTTTTAACAGGTTATGCGACACCATAAAACGCAAAATAGGTAGCGCTTTGCACCTAGTGCGCATACACCTTAATTCAATACCGTTATATTGGCAAACCATAAAAGAGAATATTGTAGACGCAATAGTGAAGTTAAAAGTGTATATCGCAGCAACAGTTACAGCTGGAGCGGCTACAGCTGTGTTAGCCTTAAAGGTTGCTCTAATAGGCGCAGCTATGGTGATTGTAGCCTATGGTATCTCTAAAGCTGTTGTCGCCATTGGAACAAAACTAGGCTACTTCAGGGACAAATCCGATGAGTTAAATAAATCACTAGGCTCTATTGGCTTGACAATGGGACAGATTGGACCAGCTGGTGAAGGCTTATTTGGTGCGCAGATTGTCACTAGAGCCAAGAAGTTCGAGGAAGCGGTAACAAAAGCTAACTCAAGCGCATTTGAATTGTTCCAGTCGTTATCAAGCCTAAACGGTCTATCTGCAAACATGGACTTCGGTGGTGACATTCTAAACAAGTTTGCAACAGACGTGTTTGAAGCAACTCGCATGTCAGCTGGATTTCAGGATAAGACCTTAGAAGATATCAAGGCTATGCTGGTTGATACCAATGGTAACTTTAATATCTCAGCTGATCTTGGTAAGGCTCTTAAAGAATCGGAGTTACGCAATCAGTTAGATGTAATACAAGAGACAGAGCGAGGTATTGCAAAAGCCAAAGCCGAAATAAAGAAAATAGACAAGGACTTGGTTGATCCAGAGCGTGATCCTAACGTGAAGAAAATAGACATCATCAAGCGTGAGACTCGCGTATCACAGGTCAATGATCTATCACAGGATTTATATAACAGGAAACAAAAGTACACAGCTAGTCAAGCTAAAACGCCTGAAGAACTTCTCACTGGTAAAAATATTGCTCTTGAATCGGCTAAACGTATGCTTACAGTTCAGGACGAGATTACACGTATCAAGCTTGATTCAATTCAAGATGTTCATACGAAAGAGAGAAAAGAGTTAGAGTTTGATCATAAATTAGAGCTTCGTAATGCTAGAGGCAATCTGGCGCGTCTTTCCGAACTACGCGCCATTAAGATGAAGCATGCTGAAGAATTACACCGCATGAACATGACGCATGCTGAGGCTGTGCATCAACAACGACTAACAGCCGATGAGTTAGCTATGCAACGCGCCATTGATATATTAGGTTATTCTAAAGCTCAGGCTGGTATTGAAGAAGAAATATTACAGAAGCAACGCGAGCTTGAATTGCTTAAAGCCCGTGGTGACGCCAAAAGTATTCAGCACTTAAACAGACTTTATGAACTTAAACGTGCAGAACTTGATGGTAGACGCGCTGACACAGTAGCTGGTAGAGAAGAAGCTATTGACGCCGAAGAGTACAGCGACCAAACAAGTGAAAATCGTGGGTTAAACCTCTTGCTCCAGGAACGAGTTGCAATGCGTAAAGCCTCCAATGAAGAAGAGAGACGGCATGTAGAGGAAATATTCAAGATCAAGTGGGGTAATCTCGACAAGGTTATGCGTAGAGAAGAGCGTGGTAGGGAATATACACTTGCAGACTTGAGGTTGCAGATTCGATATCACGGTAAAGATAATGAACTTAAAGCGGCTCAGATGGCTTTGCAGAGGCGTCAAGCTCTCGAGAATGCTAAGTCCAATAAGGAGCGTATCTCTATTGGTAAAGAATATGCTCTTAGGAAAAAGTTGGACAAGCTCACTCAACAAAAGATTGGGACTGAGAGTAGAGTCATGCAGACAAGTAAGCTTTCCGGGCTTATCGGCTTTGGCTCTAAAGCGGATCCAGTGGCGAAGAATACAGCTGAACTTGTAGGACAAACACGTAAATCAAACTCTTTGCTCGAACGCATAATTAAGAACGGAAATCCAATAGCTGTAGGCTAGGAGGGATAAGACTTATGGCCGTTACGGTTGAGAGAAAATATAATGGTGATTCAGGGACGCGGTTCAAGGATTGGTCGCTTCAATACCTTGTAAGGGGAACCAACGATTCTATCGAGGCTATGAATGAGGCGTGGACGGCTGCTCCTGCAACGATTAACACAGCGAGCGCTCCAATCATACTAAATGTTGTCAAGACGCCCTATCCAACCGTTGAGCCTGTACACGTTGACATAGGAGCTGAACCAGCCTGTATTTGGCTAGTCACGGTTTCTTATTCAGCATTCGAGGTACCTACTAACGGCAAAGAGCTTTATGAGGAGTCTACAACTGCTTCTGGTAGCGCTCATATTACGCAATCTTACGAGGTGGTTTCACATCAAGGCGTTTACCCCTCAGACACGCTAAAGGTTATTGGAGCTAAACTTGATGGTTCCATAGGTGGTTTTGATATACCTTCAAGCGAAAGATCAATTAATGTAACACGATGGCAAACTGCAGAGCCTTCAGCCGCGTTCAAAGACACAATTGATGATATGACACCATCTGTAAATGATTCGACTGTTGTGATGAATGGCGTAACCTATACAAAACGTGAACTTCTCTTTAGAGGGCTTGAGTTGGGGCCCCCGGAGAAGGAAAGATCACCTTACCAGGTCTTTGGTACTGATTTATATCGAATGACCTATCATTTTAGTGTTAAACGTGATGAAAGTAGTATCTCAGTAGGAGCGTTAACTGTTGACAAGGTTGGTTGGGATGCTATGGACGTGCTATACGGTAGGGCGAGTCTTTTAATAGGCGGTAAAACATTTGTTATGCCAACTCCGATAGGCGTACAAATGCACAGAGTGTTTCGAGAAACAGACTTTGATGGTTTAGGTTTAGATGGGATCGCCTAATGACACAAAACATACAACCGGGCGAGGCTTTACCTGTACTCCCTGACAAGGCATGGAACTCTATGGCTCAGGGTGTAGATGATTTTAGAGACAAATTCCGCAATGTGCCTATTGATACAGGTAGCATAAAACCAAAAGACGATGAGAGACTCATTTATCTCAGCGCCGCTTATTCAGACACGACGGACTTTCCTTGGGGGTCTATTGTCGAAGGTCAAAGTGTCTATTCAAAAGAATACACTTCTCAGCTTCTAATTGGTACAGCGGCTACACTTAACATTTATGATCCTTTGTTGAACTATTACGTTTTACTTGACAGCGCATCTAAATACAATTATGTAGTTCCATGTAGGCAATTAGGTACTATCTGGGCTTTATGTCGAGATAAATTATCTGCTCCAGTTGAGGGCAGGTATGGAATTGACCCTAATCTCGCAAGTGACACCTATCTAACGCTCTCAGCAGGTGGTCCTTACGTACTGGATAACAATAATGCGTCGAGTCAACCTGATCCTCCAGCCGGTATCGTTGCTAACTCAGGTTTAATTGCTGTCAGATATGTAGGACAAGACCCGACGGTATGCAAAATCTTCAATGAGTGTGGTGTCACAATTAACCGTGGTGACGTTGTGCAAGTAAGCGAGGAATATAGCGCATACAATTATTACAAGGTCTGTAAGCCTACTTATCATGGACTCACACACTTTCTAGTCGCAGCTGAAACAATACTTGATGATGAATATGGCTTTGCTTATGTTCCATGGGTTAGAGAAAAGACCTACATGAGCGCCACTATAGGTACCACAGGCTTTAGGTATCCTATGCGTTATGGTACTGCGGCTGGCTCTGTTACACTCATACAAGATCCATTAGGACCAGTTGAGTTAACAGGTGGAAGTAAAATCTATGGCGATATAGCACAATATCAATTCAAGCTCACTGGTTTAAGAGGTTCTCCAATAGGTAGTAACATAGGTGGAGCTACTGTCAAGAACTATATGGGCTATACGCATATTTTTGATGATACAGATATCACACCTTCTCTAGTTGGCGATGGTAAATCGACTCTTAAGCTCACAAGAACTGGATATGATGATGGTGAAGATGTTTTTATTCATCTTCCTGGCATGACAAAGTTTGTTGTCAATGATGCTGTGTACAATGTTGGTAGCTTAAAGTTAAATAATGCAGCATTTTCTGTTAGCGCATACAAAGAGATAACTGATTCAGATAATGATCGCATCAATGGTTCAGGTGAAATCTCAATCACGTATACGCCAGAGACAACTAACCCGCTGTATGAACGAATTTATGATTCTTCTTCTATTCAATGGTGGAGCGGGACTACTTATCCGGGCGATGGTATTGTTGTGTTATCTGATTCAGGTGATTTCCCAACTACAGCTGCACCGACGACTTTGGCCCCTACTACACTGGCTCCGACGACACTCGCACCGACAACTCTAGCTCCTACTACTCTAGCGCCAACAACACTTGCGCCGACAACTTTGGCTCCGACAACTCTAGCTCCTACTACTCTAGCGCCAACAACACTTGCGCCGACAACTTTGGCTCCAACGACACTGGCGCCTACTACTTTGGCTCCTACAACACTTGCGCCTACAACGCTTGCACCGACTACGGCTGCGCCAACTACAAGTGGGGGATTAGATCCATCTAAGTGGTATTGCATCAAAAATACTCAGTATACCGGTGAAGAGCCCGACACGCCGGAATGTGAAGCTGTTTATCTCGACATGATTTTCTACAGCGTCAGCCTTGGGTACTCTTGGCTCGATGCTCTAATTGATACCTGTGACTGCACAGAGGATCCTGTCTGGACGTGTGACTATTACGAGGTTACAGGTGGGCCGTATGATACCTGTGAAGACGGCGCCACAGCTTGTGGTGTGTTGTACGAGTGTAACTAAAGGAGAGATTGATGCTCGACCCTAAAAAGAACTGTCTTTATTATGGAACATCCTCAATGTTTCCTGAAGGGCTGATACGCTGCGAGAAGCTACAAAGCATTCTAGGTATTAACTCGACGCTCGCCGTACAAGAGTCTCAACACTGTCCTGATTGTGATGGAAGCGAGAAGCCAAAGGCGTTACTGAAAAGGGCTGCAACGTTTCATGCAAATATTCAACGCTCGGACCCTAATGATGAAGAAGCTATTAAGGACAGAATTCGCAAGGCTAAGAGTTTTGTAGAACAGTACAATGAGGTTGCGGAACCTGAAGAAAAGCTCAACGGTAAGAAGTTTGCTCAATATGCTTTGGTCAGGGCTGTATGTAAGGGTCTTAGCGCTGAAAAAGCAAATAGGATAGCAGATGACTTGGAATTGGCGGCGGAGGATACAAAATAATGACGCTCAGGGAGAGGATACTCGTAGCAGCAAAGGCACACAAGGCGCGTGGAACAGTTATAAAGCATTATCCTGGCAGATTAACCTTAAATCGTTCTGAGGCTGCTAGATCAAAGTACAGAGCTATCTGTGAGGCTTGTTCTGAGTCAACTATAACCAACGGACACCTTAAGTGCGCTATCTGTGGTTGTGGTGATCCATCGAAGGCTAGACCTCATTGTCCGACCTTCAAATGGGGCGATGATGAGAGTTACGCCGAATACATGAAAGAGATTCATGCAGCTGATAACACAGAAGTTCTTGTGTCGGTATGTATCAATTCTAAAGACGAGGGCTTGAGACTAAAGAGAACTTGTGAATCTTTCCATAAAGCTTTAGCTGATGTAAAACATGAGATACTTGTTCTCGCAGATGGTTGTGAAGCTGAGTGTTACTTAGGTCTTGATGATGTAAAGGTTTTCATCAACGAAGACTCAGTTGGTTGTGGTAGAGCCAAGAGATATCTTTTAAGCAAAGCTGTTGGTAGGGTAATCATCTTTACAGACGCGCACACGGAAGTAATAAGTGAAGCTTTACTTCGTGTCATACAAAAGGCCCTAAGAAATAAAGCTATCTACACACCCCTATTGATGAAGATTTATTATGACGAAGAATGGAAACCGTATGTACCCGGGAAGGCTAAGTTTTCTACACAGCCTTACGGGGCGTGTATCGGTAGGTGGGGACAGTACCAGGTAGCTTCTGCAGATGAAAAGACCAAAGACACTCAAGTTATGATGCCGAGCTGTACAACTATCGCATCGAGAGAAACATGGAATGCTGTAGGTGGCTGGAATAACTTTCTCTCCCTACTAGGCTCACAAGAAAGAGGTCTTGCTTGGCGAGCTTTCATGTCAAGAATAGCTATAGTTCAGGCTCACGATCTTATTGTTGGGCATGAATTTCAAGCTAAAAGTAATCCAAGTAGAAATAAAAGACCTTATAATCCAAATGGGAAGTTCGCAGCCGCATGTAATATGCGCCACACCTTCAAGACTATTCTTTCGGATAAAGCGTATAAGCAATTGTTCGAGAAGTTCATAGGAGAATGGTCTTATGATTTGTATCAGGAAGACGAGTTCGCTGGAGAAGATCAAAAGAACTTCAAGTCGCTTAACAAAAGAACGGATGAGGATTTCTTCAACAGATTATCCGAATTAGAGGGTCTGTTACCGGTTAGGAGTGACGATGGTGGAGCTACTTTGGAGAGTAAAGCAGTCGAGTGTATTGCCGCTAGAGCCTCTGGAAACGCTTTAGAGTTTGGTACCGGTAGTGGGAAAGGTACACTCGCTCTGATGCGTTCTAACACTACTAGCGTGACTTCAGTAGACAATAACAAACACTACTTAGACGGCGCACATCTATTCATCAATTTTGTAGAGCCAGATAACAAAGTTGAGTTTGTTGTAGACACAATCAATAGCGCAACGGGTTTCTACAGCTTAGATTTTATTAATACTGAGTTGTACAATACAATTCTAATAGACGGCCCTCCCGGCACACGAGCTAGAAAACATGCGATAGATTTATTGCTGTCTAATTTAGCTCCAGATGGTATAATCCTGATAGATGACACAAAGAGAGATTACGCGCAAATAGACGAAGCGTGTATTAGATTAGGCTTAACTCAGGAACTTATAGACACAAATCGTGGCTTTCGTGTCATAAAAAGAGGTACTGGAAAGAAGGACCGGAGGTCAGGGGCCTAGACTTGTTATTGCCTCGTCCCGCAATCGGAGGTATAATCCTAATAGACGATGTGGTTCGATATCTTAAAGGAACTGAATCCTCGAAGGAGAGAATTTAATGGTAAACACCAATAAAGAGTTTTTTGCAAAGCTCGCCGAACTTCGTAAACTGCTTCCCAAGATAGAGGGTATTCCAAAGGACAGTGGTGGGGCAGCGTTTGAATCAGCTGCAATAGGATGTTTTAATCGGCTCGCAAACGGAAGAGTTTTGGAGTTTGGTTCTGGCACAGGAAAAGGTACCTGGAATCTCGCAAAGAATGCGAAAGTTAGCAGTGTTTTGTCAATCGATCATCTGCTTAAGTACACCGAGCAAGCTACAAAATATGTTACAACGGCAAGGGCTGCGGCTAAGACCAGCCAAAATACTCCTGTTGAATGCAAAACATTTACGATAAATAAGGATACAGGTTTTTATGATGTAATCGAGCTGGTTGGGAAGTTTGATACGATCGTTATAGATGGTCCCCCGGGCACGGAAGCTCGTATGATGGCTATTGATATTATGCTTCCGTTTCTGGCGCAGGATGGCATAATTCTGTTAGATGACGCCCGGAGAGACAGTAAGAATGTCGAAGCATCTTGCGACCGTCTGAACATTTACAGCGAAATGTTGCATACAAATCGTGGGATGGCTCTCATTTCAAGAACTAAACTAAACGATGAAACCGAGAAGCCGACTACGCCAGAACGTACTTTTTGGCGTGGGCAGAGTAAGGAATTTTATGTTCCGATGGTAGCGCGACATACAGCATTATGGGATAGGGTAGATGCTATTTTGCGCGAGAGAGAGATACAATCGGTTTATGAAATAGGTTGTGGGCTTGGACACCTTGCGCCAAACTATCCTAAGTACCACGGAATAGATGTAAATCCGCAGGCTCGAGTAACAAAAACCCCTAACGCTACATTTGAAACAGGAGATTTTCTGACTACTGATTTAGATATAGTGCGAGATAAGTATGATGCAGTTGTCGCCTGCGGTGTTATTGAACACGTCAGCCACTGGAATCCATTTATGTCGCGGGTTTTAGACATCAATTCAAGTGTGTCTTTGGTAAGCTTTTTTGCTTCGGCTAAGTCTTCGCGTGATTTCATTCGGCCTAGAGCAAAGGCTGGGCGTAAAACCTTCTGGGAAAACAGTTACTATCTTCCTGCAATATCCAGTTGGCTCAGAGACTTAGACATCAATTTTACGTGGGAACATTATCCACACGCTGTAGGAACGGATTGCTTACTCATAATTTCCAATTGATGTAGTTGTACATTAGGAAGAGACAAGATGGCTTTGGATTCATTTAAACCAAAAATCACTTGGCCTATATCAATCTCTAAAGGTATCGAGCTTGCTAAAGAGCGCTACCAGCTTTCGTATGCCCTTATTGAGGCTGTTAGGCTGAAGCATAACACGCGAAATGATGATCTATCTGCTGACGCTCAGCTATATCGCCAAACGTGTCTTGGCATTCTGGATGTAGCCATTGATGAAATGTTGAAGTTGCGTCCTACAGTACGAAGTGACGACACCAAAAACCACGCGCTTGACCCAGATTGGGTTGACCCTGAACTTGTAAAACTGAAGGCTGAAGGTAAAGCTGCGCACAAGACGACTGACATCAAAACAATGACCGATGTTGATCTCGACAAACTCGAAGGTGAGCCAGAACCATTCAAAGACCCACTTGAAGATTTTGCAGCCGATTACACGGAAGTTGACACAGGTGGATACCTAACAGTCGCACAGTATAAAATTACTGTCACTGATTTACCTGCTAACGTCACGTCCTACGTTTACAAAGCCCATTCTATATCGGGTGATTTCGAGCATCATGTTACGGAGAAATATACCGTTCCAGCGTCACAGCGTTCTGGACGAGCCGCGTTTTGGGGAGTCTCACAAAACTTAGGAAC